AATCACTGATATTGAATACTTTAAAAAGAAATTATACAGGTCCCTTAATGTTCCACCATCAAGAATGGATGGAGAAGGTGGGTTTAACTTGGGGAGATCTTCTGAGATCCTGAGAGATGAACTGAAGTTTACTAAGTTTGTCGGTCGTTTAAGAAAAAGATTCTCTAACATGTTTAATGACATGTTGAGGACCCAATTACTCCTGAAGAATGTAATTACTCCTGAAGATTGGGAGTCAATGAGTGAGCATATTCAGTATGATTTCCTCTATGATAACCACTTCTCAGAACTGAAAGAAGCGGAATTGATGAACGAGAGACTTGCTCTTGTTGCAACTGCAGAACCATATGTTGGCAAATACTATTCACAAGATTATATAAGACGTAAGATCTTGCGTCAAACTGATATTGAAATTCTTGAACAGGATAAACTGATTGAGGATGAGATTAAAAAAGGTATAATTCCCGATCCTGCAACTATCGATCCAGTTACTGGTGAACCATTAGACACTGGAGAAAATATGGATCTGGGCAAACCCCAGATGGAACCTGAGATTGACGCATCTTCTGCTGAACCTGTAGAACTACCTAAGGGTGGGGAGATATAAATAAAAATAAATTTGTACTATGGAAACTATGGATGAACTCCTAGATAATATTATCACTGACGATTCACCATCGCAAATTAGTGATGCAATTAAGGATATGCTTTATGCCAAAACAGCAGAAAGAGTAAATTCTTATAAGCAAACAGCGGCAAATTCACTCTTTAATGGAAACCCTGAGGAAGATAATTCCTCAGAATCCACAGAAAGTGAAGAGTAATTATAAATAACTTATAAATGAACTTTCAGAAATAATGGCCCGTCTTAATCCGGTAGATCCTGCCTTTACAAGAACAACAAATTCTGGTTCCCAGAAGTCTGGTGCATTTGCACATAAGACCGATGCAATTAGAATTGTTGCTATTGGCAATGATGCATATGTTTCAATTGGAAGTGAACCAGATGCTGGACCAACAAATTTCTTGGTTACTGTGGGAGAACCTGAAATTCTTTCTTTAGGTGCTCCTAAGAATCAAGTAGTTGTTGGAATTACTACTGGAGCAACTACGGTTGTATCTTTACCAGAAGGAACGGGTTGTCCATTTAATGTTGGCGACACAGTTTCATTGACGGTAACTGGTCAGTCATATTATGACTTTTCCCATCAGTCAATAACTGCAGTAAATACTGGAAATAGAGTTGATGGATATACCCCTAAAGTCACTGTCAATACAAGCACCGCAGGAATTGTTACTGCATTGAGTCCTGATAGTGCAGCAACTTTAAGAAATTCTCTTAAAATAGCAGCTGAGACAAGAACCGGATCAGGTTCGATACATTGTCAACAAGTCCAAAACGCAGGTTAGTAGAAAACTATGAAACTTATTAGAGAAGAAATCGAATCAGTAAAATTTCTAGTTGAGACTACTAAGTCTGGCAAGAAGTCATTATATATTGAAGGAGTTTTCCTTCAGGGCAACATCAAAAACCGCAATGGTCGTATGTATCCCATGGAAACTCTCCGCAAGGAAGTTTCTCGTTATAATGAATCTAATGTTCAGTCAGGCAGAGCACTTGGAGAACTTGGACACCCTGATGGTCCTACTGTAAACCTCGACAGAGTTTCTCATAAGATTGTATCACTTAGAGAAAGTGGTTCAAATTTTATTGGTAAAGCAAAGATTTTGAATACCCCTATGGGTAAGATTGCTTCTGCTTTAGTAGAAGATGGAGTAAAACTTGGCGTATCTTCTCGCGGTATTGGTTCTTTAAAGACCACCCGTGAAGGTGTCAATATCGTTGGTGACGATTTTATGTTAGCAACTGCTGCTGATATCGTTGCTGATCCTTCTGCCCCAGATGCCTTTGTTGAAGGGATTATGGAAGGAAAAGAGTGGGTTTGGGATGGTGGACTTCTCCGTGAGAAGTACGCACAACAAACAAAAAATAGAATAAATACACTGGTTGACCAGAAAATTCTGGAAGAACATAAGTTAGAGTTATGGAATAACTTCTTATCTAATCTTTAGTTTTATAAATAAATATAGTTTTTAATACCCGGCAATAACGGAGAGTTCAAATGTCTCGTGGAGATTTACAAGAAATGGAAGTAAAGACACAGCAATCCAAAACTGCTGTCAATGCTAATGCTGGCACAGCAGATCCTATGCCCAAACTCACTACTGGTGGCACACCCGCTACCTATGAGGATTTAGGTGGACCTACACCAGAAAATTACAAAGTCGATGATGACTCAGCAAAGCTGAAGACTCCTGGAGGAACTCTCAAACAGGTCAAAGACGTTGTAAACAAAGGCGCAAAGGCAGCAGATCCTATGCCAACGGGTATGAAGGAAGAAGAAGAAATTAGTAACGAAGAAGAAGTAGTTGCAGAAGCAGAAGAAACAACTGATGAAGTAGTCTCTGAAGAAGAGTCTACTACAGAAGAAGTTGTTTCCGAAGAAGAAGTAACTGAAGAAGAAGTCGTTGCTGAGTATAACGTCGAAGAAGACGTTAACGCTCTCCTTGCTGGTGAAGAGCTTTCCGAGGAATTCCAAGCGAAAGCACGCACCATCTTTGAGGCAGCAATCAATTCTAAGGTTGCTCAAATCAAAGAGCAACTAGAAGCACAATTTGCAGAGAAATTTGCAGAGGAAGTTGCTTCTGCTAAAGAATCACTCGCTGAGCGTGTTGATTCTTACTTAGAGTATGTCTCTGACGAGTGGATGTCTGAAAATCAACTCGCCGTTGACTCTGGTCTCAAGACCGATATGACCGAATCATTCCTTGCAGGAATGAAGGGTCTTTTTGAAGAACATTATGTATCAATCCCTGAAGATAAGTATGATGTACTTGAGAGCATGGTAGAAAAACTTGATGACATGGAAACAAAACTCAACGAGCAAATTGAGAAGAATATTTCCCTAAACTCCCGCCTCTCCGAGTCGGTTGCTGAAGGAGTATTGGATCAAGTCTCTGAAGGTCTTGCACAGACACAGAAAGAGAAACTCGCCTCACTTTCCGAAAGTGTGGAGTTTGAAAGTGAAGCACAATATCGTGAGAAGTTAGAAACTCTGAAGGAATCTTATTTCAATCAGAAGACAGTTTCTACACAATCTAAGACTGAAACCCTTTCTGAAGGCGTAGACGAAACCGCAGCACCATCTACTGGTTCTATGGACGCTTACCTCAGAGCACTGGGATCAACTCTTAAATAACAACTGAATTTAATATTAATTCAAACCGTAAATTAACCACATAGGTAAAAAGCAAATGTTCCAATCCGAACATCTGCAGGAAAAGTGGGCACCTCTCCTCAATCATGAGGGTCTTGATTCAATCAAAGACAATCACAAGAGAGCCGTAACCGCAGTCCTGTTAGAAAACCAAGAAAAATTCCTTAGAGAGCAATCCGCGTTTGCAAACGGCGGAATGCTTACTGAGCAACCCAATGTTAACACCGACCCTGCTGGAACTGGTAATGCCGGTTTCTCTGGCGCTGGTGCATCACCCGTCGCTGGTTTCGACCCCGTACTGATCTCCTTGATCAGACGCTCTATGCCCAACTTGGTCGCATATGACCTCGCAGGCGTTCAACCAATGTCTGGTCCTACTGGACTCATCTTCGCGATGCGTTCGAAGTACAAGACACAAGCTGGTGCAGAAACATTCTACGACGAAGTAGATACCGCATTCTCTGGACAGAACGAAGCATTTGACTTCGCTCCAGGTAACAATGTTGGTCTGGGTACTACCGCACAAGGTAGTGCTTCCAATCCAGGCGCACTGAATCCTAGCAGCATTACTACGCAACAGAATTATCCTGTTGGTCAGGGTATGAGCACCCAGAATTCCGAAGATCTCGGAACTGCTGGTGACAACTTCAACGAAATGGCATTCTCGATCGAGAAAGTCACCGTTACCGCCAAGTCCAGAGCTCTGAAAGCAGAGTACTCCTTGGAACTGGCACAAGACCTCAAGGCAATCCACGGTTTGAACGCCGAGGCAGAACTTGCTAATATCCTCTCTACTGAAATCCTTGCGGAAATCAACAGAGAAGTTATTAGAACTATCTACAAAACTGCTGAGTCTGGTGCTGCTGTCAACACCGCAACTGCTGGTGAATTTGACCTCGATATCGACTCCAACGGTCGTTGGTCTGTTGAGAAGTTCAAAGGACTTCTTTTCCAAATCGAGCGTGATGCTAACGCAATCGCACAAAGAACTCGTCGCGGGAAGGGCAATGTAATCATGTGCTCTGCTGACGTAGCGTCTGCATTGACCATGGCTGGTGTGCTCGACTACACCCCTGCACTCAACGCTAACCTTAACGTTGATGACACCGGCAACACCTTCGCTGGTATCCTCCAAGGTAAGTATAGAGTCTACATTGACCCATATTCGGCAAACAGTCAGGCTAACCAGTACTACGTTGTTGGTTATAAGGGTACTTCACCTTATGACGCAGGTCTATTCTACTGCCCATACGTTCCTCTTCAGATGGTTCGTGCAGTTGGAGAGAACTCCTTCCAGCCCAAAATCGGATTTAAGACTCGCTACGGCATGGTCGCTAATCCCTTCGCTCAAGGAACAACTGTCGGAGCTGGTGCTCTTACAGTTAACTCGAACCGCTACTACCGTCGCGTTACAGTTAAGAACCTCATGTGATTCAAGTGGTTGCTGCGGAAGCGGTTGCCCCACATGTCCATTCAGACCTCCCTCACGGGAGGTCTTTTTTTATGCAAATAAATAGTTAAAAATTTTGTTATGAAAATTGCCGTAGTTGGCGCGGGAAACGGTGGTTCATTCACAGCATTATTTTATGCATGGTATGGAAGAAATCTAGACCTAGAAGTAGAATTAATATACAATCCTAATACAGAACCCGAAAGAGTAGGACAAGCAACTCTATTAGACCCTCCAGGATTATTGTGGGCAGCAACTGGGTTTAATTGGTATGAGAATAAGATACATGCCACCTTTAAGAGTGGTATTTTATATGAAGGATGGGGAAAAAAGAAAGATAAGTTCTTCCACCCATTCCCCGCAGATAGAATGGCAATGCATTATTGTCCATGGGAAATGCAAAAATCCATTTTAGAATCTGGTCACTTTAAAGTAACTGAGAGTGAGTTATTAGATATTGATAGTATAGATGCTGATTATGTATTTGATTGTAGAGGGAAACCAAAAGATTATTCTAACTATACGATATTAAAGAATCCAACAAACTCTGCTATCTTAGCAAAACCGAAATGGGATTTAACACAAACACATTGGAGTAGTCATATTGCAACACCTGATGGATGGACTTTTATAATACCAACAAATGAAGATTCGCCATCACATGATTATTGTGTTGGTTATTGCTATAGTGATAAGTGCTCTACTGATATAGAAGCAGAGTATAATTTTAGAAATATGTTTGATGTGGATATTAAAAAACATGTTAGGTATAAAAATTATATTGCCAATAAACCAATAGATGGTAGAGTTATCCTTAATGGTAATAGATTATTTTTCCTAGAACCATTGGAGTCCTCATCCACTCAAACATACTTTGAGTGGATTAAAATGACTTGGAGTTACATATTCGGCAATAAAAAAGATCCATCAGAAGAAATTAAAGATTATATTAATCAGACTCAAAATTTTATTTTATGGCATTATAAGTTTGGATCAAAATATAATACAGATTTCTGGGAACATGCAAAGTCTTTTAATATGAATGATGATCTAATCAATCAGTATATTAACTTTGCTAAAAAATCTAATGAATGTCAAGTACTGCCCGAATTATATGGTGGAGGTTCTAAAAATTCTTTATATGGACAATGGCCTCCATATAGTTTTAAAGTATGGTTAGATGGTGTTGAGAATAAATAACTAAAATATTACCAGTAAAATGCCCTATCATATTAAAACAAGTAGTGTTATGAATCCTACGATTGGTGATGTATATTACAAAGGTGACAACAGTTGGACGGAAACTTATGATGATAGAAAAGTCTATGAGAATCAATCTGATGCTGATGCTGTCAAAGCAACAACAGTCACTATGAATGGTGTAACTTATGCTCCAAAACACTATGCTAACTCTACTGTAGTAAGTGAGTAATTAAATGCCAGAATATGAGGCTATAAAATCATCTAGACAAATTGAAAATAGAAATTTTCTAAGTCCAACTGGATTTAGATTTTCTCTTCGCAGAAGTCCAAAATCAGCATTCTTTTGCAATCAGGCCAATATACCTGATATGCAGTTAGGTGTTGCTAATCAAGCAA